AACGCTCGCGGCATGATGTACGGATCAGAGGAATCTTCCGAGCCTGCTCTGATCTCTGTGGATGCCGAGGATGTTCTCGAAACGATGAGCGAGCACTTGCTGTCTCCACGCGATGCTGCCCTGTACGAAGCGTACGAAGCGATAGCGGATGAGTTCGGCCAATGGTCGCAGGTTGACGCGCACTATGTCGAGGAGTCGCCGTTCGAAGCCGACGGCATGATCTGCAGCAATTGTTCGCTGTTCGAAGGTGGCCGCCTTTGTGAAGTTGTCGAGGGTGATATCGCCCCTGGCGGTATCTGTAAGTTGTGGGTGATCCGTCATGATCTGCTGGCCGACGGCGCTGCTGTCGTCTCTGAGCCTGTTGAGAGCGATTCTGCCGCGTCTACTGGCGTGGATGCTGTTCCTGTGGCCTTGCGGATGACTGGCCTCTCTGGGGCTGCTGTGGCGGCAAGTGTCGCCCCTGGCGGCGTCGAGGTGCGCGCGGCTGTCGATCTGGCTGCACCATCGTTCATGCGATCAAGTGCTAAGCGTGGACTTGCCCTTCATGCTGAGGGGCTGTCTGGCGATGGACTCAAACCGCAGACCGTTGCCGATGCGACGAAGATGTCCGACGGACAAATCTCCGAGGCGAAGTGGCGAAAGATCGCACCCTGGATCGCGCGTCATATTGTTGACCTTGAAGCGATCGAAGATGGAGAAACGACACCTGGCCTTGTGGCGATGCTGCTCTGGGGTGGAGGATCGAGTGTGCAGTCTGCACGCCGCGCTCAGAAGTACGCCGAGCGAATCGTGGCGCAGTTGGACTCTCGTAACATAGAATCTGGATCTAACTATGGTGAGGTTGATATGAGCACTATCGAATGGGTAAGTCAGGAAGTTGACGAGCGTCGTTCTGTCGCGTACTCAACGCTTGAAGTTCGCGCTGTTGCAGACGGCACTAAAGTTGTCGGCTATGCAGCGATCTTTGATTCGCCAAGCGAACCGATGCCATTCACCGAGTTCGTTCGTCGCGGTGCTTTCACTAAGACATTGAACGATGGCGCAGATGTTCGACTGCTGATCGACCACGAAGGCGTGCCCCTGGCGCGCACCAAGTCAGGCACTCTCGCCTTGATCGAAGATGAGCGCGGACTTCGCGTTGAGGCTGATCTGGATCCAATGAACCCAGACGCAGCACGCATCATCTCTGCAATGCGACGCGGTGATCTTTCGCAGATGTCTTTTGCATTCCGCACCATTAAGGATGCATGGAACTCTGACCGTTCTGTTCGTGAATTGCGCGAGGTGCAGTTGTTCGATGTTTCTATCGTGACCTTCCCTGCTTACGAGGAGACGGTTGCAGAGTTGCGCGCTAAGTCCGAGGTGGATAGCATTCCGTCTGCATCTCGTGCTCGCCTGCTCGCAAGTGAACTACGGATCGCACAAATCAAATAGCCAGCCGCGCGTCGAGCCGCCATTGTTGCACTCAGACGATCACTGTCTGAATCATCAACAATTCCTTCAAGGAGACCCCAATGGCATATTCAGAAACCCTTATCGAAAAGCGCAGCGCATTGCTGGCCGAGGCTGACGCACTTGTTGCAACAGCAAAGACCGAAGCACGCGATCTCACCGTCGAAGACGAGACAAAGATCGACGCTGCTCTCACCGAAGTACGCGAACTCGACGCACAGATCGAGCGCCACCAGGAACTCGAAGCACGCTCAGCCGAGGCTGCAGAACTTCGTTCCGTGAACAACATCACGCCAGCAATCACAACCGTGAAGTCTGAAGCACGCACCTACGCGGCTGCATCTTCGAACTCATTTATGGTTGACGCTTTCAGTGCACAGTTCCGAGGCGATGCTGCTGCTGCAGAGCGTCTCGCTCGTCACATGACAGAAGAGCGCGTAGAGCGTCGCGATGTAACTTCAGCAAACTTTGCTGGACTTGTCGTTCCTCAGTTCCTCATCGATCTCGCTGCACCATTCGCACGCGCTGGTCGCCCTGTTGCTGACTCTGCTCGTAAGCATCAACTCCCAGATGCAGGCTTGACACTTTCGATCTCGAAGGTCACGACTGGATCCAGCGTTGACACACAGTCAGAAGGCGCATCTGTTTCAGAGACCAACATGGATGACACCAAGTTGGACATCAGCGTTGTCACCATCGCTGGTCAGCAGACAGTTTCCCGTCAGGCACTTGAGCGTGGCACAGGCGTTGACATGATCGTCATGGGCGATCTCATCTCCGCTTACCACACGAAGTTGGATGGAAACCTTGTAGCCGAGTTGCTTTCTTCTGCAGGTCAGTCAGTGACCTACACCGATGCATCACCAACCGTTGCAGAGTTGTATCCGAAGTTGGCCGACGCAATTCAGAAAGTTCAGACAACTTTCTATGCTGGACCTAACGCAGTGATCATGCACCCACGCCGTCTTGCCTTCTTCCTGGCAGCGCTCGACACGACCAACCGACCATTGGTTGTTCCTGCTCAGCGTTCTCAGAACGGAGTGGGCGCTGGCAACGGTGCACCTGTCTACGGCAACAGCGGTTATGAGATCATGGGACTTCCAATCATCACCGATGCGAATGTGTCAACCGCGCAAGGATCAGGAACCAATGAGGACACAATCTTCATCGGTAACTTGCAGGAACTTCACCTCTGGGAGCAGGGCAGCGGCGAGCCGATGTACCTTCGCTTCGATCAGCCGAAGGCCGCAGAACTCGATGTGCTCGCAGTCGTTTACGGCTACGCCGCATACACCGCTAACCGCTATGCAAATGCATGGGCGAAGATCGGTGGCACAGGTTTGGTAACCCCAACCTTCTAATCATCAACTGATGTGAGATAATGGGTGAGGTCGCGTTCGCGTGGCCTCACCCATTTCTTTTATCGAAGGGTTTTTTATGAGTGAATCAATTGTGCAGGCTCTGCTTACTGAGCGTGAGGGTTATCTGCAGCGCGGCCGTACGGATCGTGTTGCTGCCGTCGATAAGGAGTTGGCCTTCTATGGGATCGCTGTCTCCAAGCCGACCAAGATCGAGCGTGCTGCCGCACCCGTTGAAGTTGCAGCCGTCGAGGTTGAGACTGAGCGTGCTGTCGTGAAGCCTGCCGCGCGTAAACGGAAGGTCTGACCGATGGCGATCACTAACGGCTACGCGACTCTGGCCGAGGTAAAGGCCGCGCTTCGAATCACTGACTCGGTTGACGACACTCTTTTGGAGAATGCAATCGAGGCGGCGTCTCGCCGTGTTGATGGCTACTGTGGGCGCTTCTTTTACCAGCGTTCCGCGACTGTGAAGTTCTTTCCGATCCACGAGTACAAGTGCGCGGTTCCTGATCTGGCATCGTCGACTTTGACTATCTCGCTTGATACGACTGGCGACGGCACTTACGAGACTGTCTTGACTGCTGGCCAGTATCAGTTGGAGCCATTCGATGTGGCTCTGGAAGGTCGCCCTTATCGCACCATCACCGCGATCGGCGGTCAGACTTTCCCTCTTTACTCGCAGCCTGCAATCCCAAGCGTTCAGGTGCAGGGCACCTGGGGCTGGCCTGCCATACCAGACGATGTCCGTGAGGCCTGTGTCCTGCTGTCCATTCGTGGCTTCGCGCGTTACAACGCGGCTCTGGGAGTTGTGGGCTTCGCTGACATGGCGATCCAGGTTCGTTCTGTGGATCCCGATGTGCGTGATCTGCTGTTCCCGTACCGCCTGCTCGGACTCGGTGGCTGATGCCTGCTACCCCGACCCAGGTAATGGATGGACTGAAGGCGCGCCTGGCGACGATCCCTGGCCTACGGACATTCGACTACCAACCAGAACAGGTGAACCCACCTCTGGCGTTTCCATCGATCACTGGCATTCGTTACTACAACGCATTCGGCGGCGGCGATGTGCAGTTCGATGTGGATGTCATCGTGTTAGTTGGCCGCTACGCAGATCGCATTTCGTTCTCTCGCCTTGACGAGTTCACCGCGTGGAGTGGAGCGTCATCTGTGCGCGCTGCTCTCGAAGGCGACAGCAGGCTCGGTGGAGTTTGCAGTGATCTGATAGTAGAGTCGGCATCGTCAGTCGGTGCTCTATCTGTTGATGGCGCTGAGTTTCTTACTGTGACTTTCTCAGTCACGGTTCATGGATAGGAGTTGTCATGGCGACATACAAAGTTGTTTCGGATCGCTTGTCCGAATATAAGAAAGACGAGGTCATTGACGCTAAGGCGTTCGGTGATAGTCTTTCCTGGCTAGTCGAAGCAGGACACATCGTTGAGGTGTCTGGCAAGGCTGCAAAGACTGACGAAGTAATAAAGGACTGATCGACATGCCACAAATTGTTCTCAAAGATTGCAAGATCGAAATTGGATCTACGCCAGTAACGCTGAGCGATAGAGCAAATTCTGTAACCGTCACATACGAAATTGAGAGCGTCGAGGTCACCGCGTTCGGTGCGACTGGCCGTTCCTATGTTGGTGGATTGCAAAACAACACAGTCGAGATCGAGTTCATGCAGGACTTCGCTGCTGCAAATGTTGAAGCGACAATCTTTCCGCTTGTCGGTACTTCGACAACCGTTGCAGTCACTCCGACTTCATCCGCTACTGGCGCAACGAATCCGAAGTACACGATCACGGGTACATATCTCGCATCGCACACACCGATCGCAGGTGGCGTTGGAGAGATCGGTATGACATCGCTGTCGTTCTCTGGCGGCGTTCTCGTTAAGACAACTTCTTAATTCGCATACAAACCTGAGGAGGAACAATGCGTATTTCACTTGGCGTTACATTTTGTGACGGATCCACACAAACAGTTCAGGCTGTCTTTGCTGACTTCGTTCAGTTCGAGAAGCAATGGAACCGATCAGTAGCGAAGTTTGAGCAAGAGGTGAAGTTGACCGATCTTGCCTGGCTCGCATGGGCTTCGATGCGTCGACAAGGTTTAACAACTAAATCGTTCGATCCTGACTTCGTTAATACCATTGATGACATTGACTTGCTGGATGACGAAGAGGGAAAAGCACCAGCGAACTAGAAGCGCACGACCTCATCGCTGCTGTTGCATGCGAGACTGGTATCGCGCCTTCACTGTTACTGTCTGAAACTGAAGAGATACTGAACGCGATGATTCGCTATCTTCGCAAACGGGCAGACGCATCTAGGAGGCGGTAATGACTAAGGGAACAGGCAAGGTTGAAGTTGTCGGCCTGGCTGCCTTTCGTCGTGAGATCCGCAAAGCGACCGAGGATGGTTCTGGCGAGGAGTTGCTCAAAGAAGCGAACTACCGCGCTGGACTCGCGGTGATCAAATGGGCAAGGGCTGAAGCGCAAGGCGACAAGCAGCGCGAGTCTGCTGCTAAGACTCTGACTTCATTGCGGCGTGGCTATGGCGTGTATGTCGTAGGTGGAGATAAGACCGTTCCCTATTTCGGTGGCGCTAACTTCGGCGCTGATCGTGATGTTCGACGGATCATTAAGAACAAGCGCCAGGGCAAACGCTCGCGCGCTACTCGTGTTCGTGATGACGAGGACATTGACAAAGTGGTACAAAAGATCGAGCAGCAGTTCGTGGACAAGCGTGGTCGCACTGTTACCCAGAAAGAAGGCGGCCGTCAGATCAAAGTGTCACGCACGAAGTCTGGCGGTGCTCGAACCATTAAGGGTTGGAACCAATTTGGCCGATGGACAAAGAACAAGGACTATTTCCTGTATCGCGGCGTGAATCGAAACTACAAGGATCTGCAGATGATCTATGAGTCAATGATGCGACGCGCTCTGAAGGATGCGTTCCCCGACTAGGCTCGGTGCGTTATGGCTGCCTCTCGTAAATTAACGCTGCAAATTCTCGGAAATGCTAAGGGCGCAGTTGGTGCTCTCGGTGATACGGAGTCTGCTGGTAAGCGCCTGGGATCCCGTATGGGTTCCTTGTCGAAGCAGATGGCTGTTGGTCTGGGAGCGATCGGTGTCTCTGCTGGATACATGGCTTCGAGGTTCGTCTCTGCCGCGTATGAATCACAAAAGGTGATGAAGCAAACCGAAGCGATCATCAAGGCGACTGGTTCTGCTGCTGGAATGACCGCTAAGCAAGTGAGCGCCCTGGCGACCACGCTTTCGAATAAGACCGCGATCGACGACGAAGCAATCCAGACCAGTCTCAACTTGCTGCTCACTTTTAAGAAAGTTAGAAACGAAGCAGGCGAGGGTAATAATGTTTTCGATCGTGCTGCAATGGCCGCGCTGGACTTGGGAAATGTTTTCGGATCCACTGATGCTGCCGCTAAGCAGTTAGGCAAGGCGCTATCAAATCCGATCAAGGGCATCACTGCTCTGACTCGTTCTGGCGTTGACTTCACTGAATCGCAGAAGGCGCAGATCAAGTCTTTAGTCGGGCAAGGCAAAACGCTAGAAGCGCAGAAGATCATTCTCTCCGAGGTCGAGGCGCAGGTAGGTGGCACTGCTGCCGCAAGTGCGACGGCCTTCGATCTCATGAAGGTAGGTATCGGGAACGCTGAGGAGGCGCTCGGTATGTTGCTGCTTCCAGCGATGGAGACCTTCGCAAACGCAATGAGCACAACGGTGCTGCCTGCTGTGCAGTCGTTTACTGATTCTGTTGAGACTAAGGGGTTCGGTCAAACATTCAGGGAAATGGGCGAGGGCATCGTTGAAGCCTTGCCTGGCGTGATCGCTTCAATGCAGGAGTTCTTCAACGGTGCAGTTGCTTGGATCTCTGAGACTGGTCTGCCGATGTTGCGCGCTGGCCTCACCAAGTTGGGCGAGTTGTTTATGACTTGGATCGAGCCGAACATCATGCCGATGCTCACCAAGTTGGGCGATCTGCTTATTGCTCTGTCCACTTTCATTCGTGACAAGGTTCTGCCTGTTGTCGTCGATGAGTTCATCAAGGTAGGCGGCGCTCTGGTTCAGTGGGTCATCGACTCTGTTCCTGAGTTGGGTCGACGCCTGGGAGAGTTTGCAGAGAAGTTGGGCGCTTACATCGAGGAGTCGTTACCGATCGTTCTGGATAAGGCGCGCCTTCTCGGTGATGCACTTGTCGACTGGATCGGTGAAGCCGTACGCAAGTTGCCAAAGGAAATCATCAAACTCGCAGCCAAGTTGGTAGAGGTCATTTTGACTGATGTCATTCCTGCAATCCTGAAGGCTGTTCCTAAGATCGTGGCTGCTCTTGTCTCGTGGACTGGATCGCTCGCTGTTGATCTGCTCGCTGGACTCGGTATCGCTTTCGCTGAATTGATCAAGGCACTTCCTGGACTCGGTAAGTCTCTGGCGATCGGTATGGCCGATGTCGCGAAGGCTGCAGGTAAAGGTCTGACTAACGGACTGATCGGCATGATCAACGGCCTACTAAAGAAAGTGAACGACTTACTGGAGTTCACGATCCCTGTTCCGTTCGCGCCCGATATCAAAGTCAACGCACCCGACCTTCCAATGATCCCCAAATTAGGAGACGGTGGAATCGTTGATAAGGCGACTCTCAGCGTGATCGGTGAGCGCGGTGCAGAAGCAGTTGTGCCTCTCGACCGTTACGACGCGATGCGTGGCGCATCAATGACTGCAGCGCCTGCTGTCTCTAGTGGCGATGTGTACATCACGGTGCAGGCTGGCATTGGTGATCCTGTCGCGATCGGTAAGAGCGTGATGGATGTTCTGCAGGCGTATCAGCGCCGAGTTGGTGCTCTCAGTCTCAAGGTGGCGTAGCGATGCCCTGGCCAGTGCCCATCGTCGAGATCGCATTTGACGACTCCCCTTACGCCGTCTCTCCGACTTGGACTGATGTCAGTGATCGCTGTCGTTCGTTCACCTCTGATCGTGGCCGCCAGGATGACTGGGGTTCTTATGATTCCTCTGCAAGCGTTGTCCTGGACAATCGTGACCGTCGCTTCGATCCGTTCAACACCGCAGGTATCTACTACGGCAAATTGACACCGCGTAGGCAGATCAGAATTCGCGCGACCTATGGCGGTTCGACTTACGATGTCTTTCGCGGTTTCATCAGTGGTTTCACTCCATCGTGGAGCGAGGCTGGCAAGGACTCAACAGTTACGCTTTCCTGCTTCGACGCGATGCAGTTATTGGGATCCGTGTTCCTGCCGCAAGACTGGAGCAGGAAGTACATTCTTTCCACTTCGCCACGCCACTACTGGCCTTGTGATGAACCGATTAATCCATTTGCCTCTGGCACTGTTCTGAGCGACCTGGGATCTGTTCCTCTGAATTTAACGACAACGACTCTGGCGACTAACAGTTCGCAGTTGGCTGAGGGTCTGGTCAATTCATCCATTCAAGGTACAGGCGGCGTTAGTTCTGCTACTGCTTACGGATCTACTCTCAGTGCGACTTCATTTACTGTTTCGATGTGGGCGACAGTTGATCCCGATGTCACAACCAATTTCGGAGAAGTTGGCAATTGTTTTTTCAGTATCGGTTTCAGTTCGGCAACATCAAAGTATGTGATCTTCATCGACGACTACGCCAACTCTGGCCTGTATTACGAATACAGCACAACGGGAACCTTCGACGGTGGTGCTGCTCGCATGATCTCGTTCTCGTTCAATGTTTCCACTAAAGCCTTCGCGCTTTATCTTGACGGCGTAGCAGTCGGAACAAGTGTGATCAGTGGTGCAAGTTTTTACATTCCGCTTGGAGAGCAGTTCAACACTGGCGGTGGACAGATTCAGCAGTTCATTGTCTGGCACAGCATTGTCTCGCAGGCTGTGATTCAAGAGGTCTACAAATACTCGACTGCATTTCTACCTGAGACAACCTCTGCTCGTGTTTCCAGAATCATTGCGGAGACTTCATTCCCTAGCGGCCTTGTCTCTACCCCTGCTTCACCTGCTGGCGCTGTTCTGAAGATCACCGATGATGCCCCTGCCGCATCGAGCGAGTTGCAGTTGACAGCCGACAGTGAAGGCTCACCGTTATTCGTGGCGAAGAACGGAACGCTGACGCTTTACTCTCGCACTCAACAATTCACGCAGTCGCGATCCGTAAATACGCAGGAGACTTACGGCGCTAGTGGTCTGGCTATCGGCACCGATGTGCAGGTCGAATACGACGGCGACTCAATGCGTAACAACATAGGTATCCAAATGGGCGATGGTGCTGTTGTCACAAGTGTCGACTCAACATCGCAGTCGTCGTTCGGCCAAGCAAATGAGGTCATCAGTACGAATCTTTCAGGCTCTGCTAATGCCAAGTCATTATCGGATCTGCTGCTGCTTCGAGGTAAGTCTGTCTATGCAAAGGTCAGCCCCGTTGAAGTTGTCCTGTCCTCTGCTGCTAATTGGGCGACCACTCTGGACTTGGAGTTGCACGACAAGATCGTCGTAAACATTCAGCCGCCTGCAGGGAATCTGATATCTCAGGGTCTGCTCGTTCAGCACATTCATAACGAGTTCGCTGCTGGCGTGTGGCGTACTCAGTTGACTGGATCCGCACGATGGGCTGCCAATGCACCGACTGCTTCAGTGCTTAGTGCAAGCAGTATCACTTCGAGCAGCGCAACGCTTGAGGGGTTCGTGTTCGCTAACGGCGGCAGCACGACTGCTGTCTTTGATTACAGCACCAGTTCGTCGTTCACCACTTTCACGACTGTGACGGCTGCTCAGTCTCCGCTTACCGAGAACGGTTACATCACTGCCGCGATCACTGGCCTGTCTCCAGTCACGACTTACTATGTGCGGATCCGCGTGACTAATCCGTTCGGTTCTTCAACGAGCAGCAGTGGATCTTTCACCTCTGCCGCTGGCGCACCATCAGCGACTATTGGAACGGCGAACGGTGCAAGCAGCAACGGAACAACCGCGACCGTTGGTGGCACTGTCAGTTGGAACGGCGCGAGCACGACTGTCGTCGTTCAGTATTCGACTGACTCTGGGTTCTCATCGTTCACTGAAGTTGCCGCATCTCCATCGCCTGTGACCGCGCAGTCGGTATCGGTGAGCGCGTCGTTGTCTGGCTTGACTTTAGGAACGACCTACTACGCACGAATCAAGGCGACCAACTCGATCGGTACGACCTTGAGTGGTTCTGTGTCTTTCGTTACTTCAGCGTTGCCGACTGTCGTTCTGAACGCGACGACAAACTTCAACGAGAACCGCGCAACGGTAAACGCGACGATCAGCGCAAACTTCGCGAGCAGTGCTGTCACCTTCGAAGTGAGCACTAACGGTGGATCCACTTGGAGTACCCCTGTGACCGCGACTGGTTCTCCAGTGACGGGGCAGTCCGTTGCTGTCTATGCAAACCTCACGGGGCTCACTGTTGGTGCTGCTCACATTGTGCGCGTCAAGGCGACCAATGCTTCAGGCACAACAACAACGCAAAACAGCACAGGCAATTTCACGACCTGGAGTTTGCAGACTTTCGATCTTGGCTTTCCGAACTCTGGTACTCGCACTGGAACAATCCCGACGATCACTCCGACTGGCGGCTCTGCACTCACGGCTTCCATTTACAACATCATGATCTTTGGTGGCGGTGGATCCAGTTACGGATCTGGCGGTGGTGGTGGATCGTTCTTCCAAACATCCAGCAGGACTGTTGGTGGCAATGGTGGACTTCAAGTCGTCGTTGGTGCTGGCGGCGCTTATGTTTCTAACGGTGCTGCTTCAGCGATCAACGGTAATGCTGGCGGTTCTTTAGGTGGTGGCAACATCAGTGTTGCTGGCGGCCTTTTCGGTAGTCCTGATGTTTGCATTGGCGTAGGCGGCACATCTGGAAACGGCAACGCTGGCGGTTCTGCTCAGTGCGCTGTTGACAAGGGCGGCAACATCACGGGATGGGCGCGCGGTGGCGGTGGTGGTACTGCTGCTGTTGGTGGTGCTGGCGATTCGTTCGCCCTTCGCGGCGGCAATGGTGGCGCAGGCACTTTGTTATCGCAGGGTGGCGTATCTCGTGGCGGTGGCGGTGGCGGTGCAGGTGATGCTTCATCTGGTACCAATGGCACGCCTGGTACTTACTCAGACAGTTACGGTGGCGGTGGAAGTCACAACGGAGATTTCAACGGTAACGCTGGCATGGTCTACTTCCAGTATTACGCACCGTCGAATGTCTTTAGTTAGAGGGAGCAATCATGATCAAACCATTTACCGTCGATGTTGTAAGGCACAACGAGTCTTTCTATTTGCTACGCACTTTGAATGGCGACGAACTCTTGACGCTGCATCGCGATACTCCACAAGGCGCAGAGGTATTGCCTGTCGAGGAGTACGAACTTGCACGCATGGATGACGGCAGAATCCTGGTCTGCTTTCGCGACGCGTTCCGTCACACTCTGAAACTAAATCTGATCGCTGTTCAAGGTGGCCAATCTGAAGTTGTCAACCTGCAACTGTTCGAACGAGTGCAGCCGCTTTACCGCGTGCCTGTCTCAAACACCGACGGCATTTTTATTCTCTGCATGTCTAAGGTAATCGAGTTGCCGCAGCAGGACTGGCGTTGTGACGCATCGTTCTATGGCGCTCGCTTATTTGATGACGAAGGAACCGATGAGACACCAGTTCTGACGGATATCAATCGCCTGATCACCTACGAGCCGATCTGGAATTACAACGGCGTAGCACACCTGCTGTTCATTCATATGAGCGATGACGATGATCTTGTGGAGTTCACCGTTAACGGGATGATCGCACCGACTGGCGCACGCACCTTGTCCGAGGCCTTTCGCCTGATCTGGGAATGGGCGCAGTTATCTAAGCCGCCATTCAGCAGTGATCAGTTGCCTGCCGTACGCGCGGCTGAACTAATCGAGTCTGTTGTCATGTCCGATGCCCTGGCTGATCAGATCGCTGCTTCGCAGTCTCCGATGCAGGTATCTAATTATTTCTCTGGCAGCACCGATGCTCGCCGCCGCCCTTCGCAGGTTGAGCCGATCACCGAGGATCTTGCGACGCTGATCAAGCACACGATGTCTTTCATGACTTTGAGCGCACTTGTGGCCGCTAACCCTGGGGTGGCTGATCTGGATGCTGTCCTGGCTGCCGAGGAGGAGATGTTCGCGGAGCAGGAGCGTCGAATGGTGGCGCGGTTCCTGGGAGAACCAGACGCGATGGAGATGGATACTTACGATGAGTTCATTGCTCATCTGGACAGCCTTCATGAAAGGCACGCCACCCTGGTTTCCTTCATCAAGGTCAAACTAAAAGCGTGGAGCGTGAAGAAGGGACTACTGGCAGGGTTGAAGTCTGATCCTGCATTGCTGTTCTAATGCGACGCTGGCTCGTGTTCCTGCCTGCCGCGCTGCTGGCGTTCTTTGGATCCACTGCTGATGCTTCATCGACCGAAGGCTTGACCGTCACTGGTTATTCGTGGAGTGGTGACACTCCGACTCGATCTGTCGAGGCCTACTCTGAATGCGGCTCTGGCCTGTACCCGAACATCGACCAGATGTGGGATGGCGTTGCTTTCGGATCCTGTGGCGAGGACTACTTCATGCTTCGCTACTCAGGCTGGATCACCCTGCCTGCCGAGACCACCTCTGTTCGGTTCGCGATCTTCAGCGATGATGGCAGCGCGGTGAATGTCGACGGCGTTGAGTTCGGTGACTGGATCGATCAGGGCTGCTCGATCTCGTACTCTCCAATGGTCACCCTGGCTGCTGGCGTTCCTCTGCCGATCGAAGCCTGGTTCTATGAGCGTGGCGGTAACACCTGCTTCGCTCTGTGGTGGCAATTGGGAGGCCTGGATCAAGACTGGACTGTTGTCCCTGCTTCAGCCTTCTCCACTGGCGAGCCTGCTGTCCCTTCCACAACGACCGCATTGCCCCCTGTAAGCGTCTCTGAGCCGCCTACGACCACGCTGCCTGTTGTCGCCACGACTGAAATGAGCACGACCACTGAGGCCGTTCCTGTCCCTTCAACTACGGAGTCCCCTGTATGGCTGACCACGACCACGCTCGCCCTTCCTACTGTTACGGCTGTTGGCCGCGATCCAGTTGCCGCTACGAGTGTCCCGACTACCACGACCGAACCGATCGCAACGACGACCCTGGTTCCGACGACGCTGCCTGTCGAGTCGAGCCTGCCGACTGAAACGCTGCCGCAACCAGACGAGGTTGATCTGTTCGACGGATCGCACGATGAAGTGATCCCTGCTGGATCGACGATCTCGGTCGCGCAGCGCAGGACTGTTGTCGCCGTCTCTGCTGTATTCTTCATTGCTGTTCCGCGCCCAAGTTCATCATCGAGTTCATCGTCAGGTTCTAGGAGACGCAGGTGAAGCAATTTCTACAGGACAATGTTTGGGTATGGGCTGGCACTCTGTTGGTGCTCATCACACTGTCTGGAACAACACGCACGCATGGCCTCTGGATAAGTGGCTTCGCGGTGCTGATAAGTTTGGTGCTGTTCATCGCTGGAAATGGAGACAAGGAATGAATGCAAAAGTGATCAAGGATGTAGCGACACGGTTGGTGGCTCTGTTCATCTCCAGTGCGCTCGGTATCATCACAGGTACTGGCGTGATCGACGCGTTCAGCGATTCTGTATCTGTCCCTCTCTGGTTCCAGGCGTTACAGGCTGGCGGCGCTGCTGTCGCACTTGTCGTTTATGACTTGTCGAAGAGTTTGACTGACGGCAAGTTGACGAAGGATGAGATCGATTCTGCTTTCGGTATCAACCGCGAGAAGCACAACGACTCGATCTAGTCATGGCTGTTCCAGCAAAGTTGAAGCGCACGCCGCCGATCGTTTACCCGTATAAGAAACTGGTTCTGCCTAAGGCATTGGCTGGTCAGAAGAACGGCCGCCTTCCAGATTCGCTGTTGTCTCCGATCGACTGTGGCGGCCAGATGTGGGATGGCGCTGCTGTTGCTTTCAACGCTCTTTATGCTGCTGCTCTGGCTGCTGGCATCACGCTGAAGAACATCGGGGACTATCGGCCGTACGCCGATATCGTGGCCATGTTCAACGATCGTTATTCAATTGCTGATCAGGGGCGTAAGCCGCAGGTGACGCGCAAGTTCGACGGCCGCACCTGGTATCTGAAGAAGGGCAAGGCACCGAGTGCTGCACCCGATCCTTCAGGCAAGACGGGATCGAATCACGGATGGGGCTTAGCGATCGATCTCGGAGTCGTCTCGAAGAAGCGCAAGGGCACTGTCTCGCTGTCCTCTGCACCTAAAGCGCTGGCATGGATGTGCGCTAACGCACCCGTGTATGGGTTCTACCTTCAGGGTTCGGATCCGAAGTCGCCAGAGTTTGAAGCGTGGCACTGGCAGTATTGCCTGGGAGATAAGAAACCAGCGATACTCAATGTGTGAGATGGATGCGTGACCGATGGATCAGGGACTGGCTGCTGTGCTCGCTGCTGTGGTGGCTGCTATTTCTAGCGTGGTTATTGCGTTAGTTCAGCGAATGCGAAAAGAGAACCGCGACGATCATGGGCGTGTTGTCGATGCACTCGGATGGGTTCATAGCGCAGTCATTCGTGTTGAGGATAAGGTTGACTCACACATCCAGTGGCATGTTGAAGGGGACTCTAATGGGCGAACTAAAGAACCAGATCGCGGCGGCTCAACCGCTAGTTAGCGGCAAGCAGGGAATCTTGCAGCGTGTTCTCGAATCGCTGCCCGACTCAGACCGTGTTGATCTAATCGAAGCCCTGCAAGACTCCAGCATTCCTGCTGCCGTCATTGCTCGCGTTATGCAGCAGCGTGGCATTCAATTGCGCGCTGACGCGATCACTCGATATCGACGAGGCGAGGTTGCTTATGTCCCTGAGTGATGACTTCTCAAAGGCGGCAGATGTCGCTGCTCGATCTGAAGTTGTCAAGGCACGACGCGAACGCGACACCGCCGTCAAGGATGCGATCCGATTCAAGGAAGAACTAGAACGCGCGCAGCGTGCTCTCAATGTGATCGACATGGCCGAGGGTGCATCGCTGCAACCGCCGACCTGGTTATCGCCTGCCAAGCCAAAGCGCAGCGCGGCCACCCTGGTAGTCATGCTTTCCGATACGCACTTCGACGAGGTCGTGCTGCCCGACGAGGTTGATGGCCTCAACGCGTACAACCGTCAGATCGCTGTCCTTCGACTTCAGAAGTGGACTGAGTCCGTGATCAAATTGGCGCGGCACTATCTCGCTGGCATGGACTACGACGGGATCACTGTTCTGCTCGGTGGCGACTTGTTCTCTGGAGATATCCACGAAGAACTAGCGCAGACGAACGAGGACTCGATGTTGGGATCCATTCTGTTCTGGAGTGAGCAGGTTGCTGCTTCGCTGGATCTGCTGGCGACTGAATTCAAACGATGCCATGTTGCATCCGTGATGGGTAATCATGGCCGCATGACTCGTAAGCCACGCATGAAGTTACGCGCACGCACGAACTTCGACTGGCTGCTCTCCAAGATGATCGAGCGTCACTTCGATGGCGACAAGCGATTCACTTTCCAAGTACCAGAGTCTGCCGATGTGCTCGTGAACATTTACGGTCATGGCATGTTGATGACGCATGGCGACCAGGCATCTGGCGGCGGCGGTATCGGCGGCATCTATCCACCAGTGATGCGACTCCGCGCTCGAAAGCAACAGCGCTTCATGGCGACTGGACAATCGTTCTCGACTTTGTGGATGGGTCACTGGCATCAGTACCTTTCGACTCCATCGTTGATCGTCAACGGATCGTTGAAGGGCTACGACGAGTACGCGTTCATAAATAATTTCAGTTTCGAACAACCGCAGCAGGCGCTGGCCATTGTCACTCCCGATCGCGGCGTGACGATTCAAGCGCCAGTGTTCTCAATGGATCGCAAACGCGAAGGATGGTGAGCGATGCAAATCGTAAGAGTGAAATGGCGCGACGCTCATTCGGAGTGTGAGTCCTGGATGGCTGTTGAGGACATCGATCCTGATCCGCGCGTCATCGACTCAGTTGGTTTCCTAATCCCCGACGCGAAGGCCGACCATGTTGTCGTCGCGCAGTCGCACGATGATCTGACTCATGTTGATTCGGTGCTGGCCATTCCTGTCGCGATGGTCGAGTCCATGCAGGTACTCTGCTAGGTCTGGCCACTGTCCCCTTCTCCAGTGGCTGGCGGTAGGGCGCGGTCATCTGGGCGGTGGCCGCGCTCGCTGCCGCCTATGGCCTCTGTGCGGCCTTCTAAGGCCTGATCTGGCCTGGCCTGGCCTGTGCTGCCCCGTTCCTTTATTGGGGGCTCTGGGGGGGCTCTGAAAGAATTTCCAGAAATCTTGCATTTGGTCGTTGTGTTTTCCCCGAACTCATGTTTAGATATCTCTATCGGCCGTTGCGCCGCTAACAAGGAGAAACAATGAACATTCACTTACTCGCAGACATTCTGGAAATGATCGATTGCAGTCACCAGGTCGACTCGCTCGAAGTATCCGCTAACGGTCGCGGTGTCGTGGCCAAGCCAAACATCGACGGCGTGCGCGTCTCCCTGTACCACGATGATCTCGAATGCTCAGTGGTTCG